AATAATGGTGGTGGCGGTTCATCAATATTATCTGGCATAACCAAGAGTTCAGAGTTTGTAGACGGTAGTTCTAGAACAACCTCACCGCCTAAAAAGAATCCAGCCGGATGTACAAACTTTTTATATAGATCTCTCCACGTATTGAGCGGAATAGCCGATTTAACAAGTACTGAGAATATTTGATATAATGCACCGTCTTGTATAAAATGCAATGACTCAGTACCGATTGTTGACTGAGACTGATTGAGTTTAAATATTCTTTGTTTCGGATAATCTACCTCAACATCAATACCAAAGAATGCACGAAAGAAACCTTCGGCAGAATACTTTGTACCTTTAACTCTATAAAAATTAGCAAAGTTGCGAAGTACTTCACGCGGTTCGCTAAAATACGTTGAGTTAGCTCCATCAGCAATTGTACCAAAGATATATTCTAAATTGGCTAATGATGTACTTTCAATATCATATACACTAAACAAATCTTGTATTGCACTAATTGATTCATCAGAGTCTACGTATTCGTAATACGCTTCCATAAAAGCAATGAGATTAGGATATTCTTCTCTAAAGTATTGCGGTAAAACTTCTGCAACGCTATAGTTTCTGAAGTTAGGAACTATCCGATTATAATCAGCGATATGTGACATTAATAGCCTCCGCCAGCTCCACCGCCACTGCCGGTACCATAACTAACAGTAATACCAGTTCCTGTATTACCTGATCCGCCTAAAACAACATCAGTATCTTGTCTATCAACTTGTGCTGAAGCAAACGATGGACCTTCGTCAATATCTAAAATATAACTACGTAAGGGTCGAATAGTTGCTTGGTTTGCAGGCGTACAAGAAATTTTCAGAAAGTTAACTCCTGCTGTAATACTGAATGGATTAAATCCGGTTAATGTTACAGTGCCTTTTAATGCATCATAAGATCCTATATTATCAACTTCAACTGTACCAACATTATCTACAATTTGTAGTTTAGTTAACGACAAAGCATTCTTGATAGAACAAACTTTATTATTAAAAATAAACGTAGATGATGTAATAATATTATCAGTTGTAGATGGCGAAGAAATTTCAACAGGAAAGTACATGTTATATGTCGCGCTTTGAGTCATATCAGGTATAAATCTTTGTTGCATCTTTACAGTAGCTTTAGAGTTTAGAATTGCTTCACTAATATCATCAATTCGAGTTAAAAGCTCAGATCGTCTAAACACACCACCAAACTGTTTTAATTCTTCATTAATATAAGTTACAAGTGAGTTAAATACATTTCCCTCTGTCGCTTTAATTGTTTGTCCTGTCAAACTTGGATCAAAGTTAAATGTCAAAATAATTTCTAAAAATGTAGTAACTGGATCTTGAAATGCAGTATCGATTGATAGAATGGAAAGATTAGAAGCCACATCACTAACAATAGCATCTTTTACAGCCTGTTTTTGATTTTCGGTTGTACCATTTTCAAACACAAGAGACAAATAAACTTTACCGTAATCTGCAGGTACGTTATCCTCTCCACCCCATGCAATAGAGTCAGTTACTGTTGGATAGTTTCTTTGTATCACAGCTTTATAGTCATCGGCAGTAACAAGTCTTTGTTGTGCAGCAAAAGCAATTGGCGCATTTAATCGTATTGATTCTAAAGATTGTCTAGGACCACCGACACCAGCCGAAGAAATAGTAGTTACTTGTAGTAGGTATTGAATGCCATTAACTGTTACAGTGTCTCCTGGGGAAAACACGGCAGCACCATTAGCAGCAGCGCCAAGACAACTCAAATATTGCACTTGAATCATTTGACCTGATTCAGGGGCCTTACCAAAAGATATGCCATCACCAAAGTTTAATTCGTAAAAACCATTTGGTGCTTCTGATATTTGAAAGTAACGAGAATTTGAGTTAACTGTAACAGCATTTGTAACAGGAGCATAGTTAACATAATTTGAACTGCTTGGCGTATCATATACTCGTACGTCTGCAGTCGTTGTATCAATAGAATTATCTTGAATTACATAAAGCTGACGTTCACCTTTCTCGCCGACAATAAATCTTTTTCTTGTCATAGAGCCTTCGTATATTAAAATATCACGTGTACCATCACTGTTTAAAAAGTTATATACTCCAACGCCGTTATCTGTTGCTGTAATATCAGATAGTGTTCTAAACGTATATGTTGTTTCGCCAACAGGAGCTGTGAAAATACTACCTGCTTCGAGAACGACGGCCGAAGGTCTATTGATAGCACCTGATAGGTTTACACTTAAATTCACAGTGGCTCGTGATGCAATACGAGATCTTGGTACATAACCTAATGTTGCGGCATGAGATACTACTGAACTTCTTAATTGTGCCGTTGTAAGGAATGCTTCGTTCAAAGCAAAGTTAGCAGTTAGTGCATTGTAATGAGTATTATAAGCAAGAACATCAAGAACATTAGAAAGACCAGAGGCTTCAAAATCAAAATCTGCAAATTCACCTTTTTCTTGAAAAAAGGTTTTGAGACTATTTTTAACTGCGTCAAAATCAAGTTGAGTATTTTGTACTGTTGTAGCCATATTATCTTAACCTCGATAAGTTCGTTTCTACTACCACGTCTTCACCAGTATTACGAATGGCGAAGCGAGTCGTGACGTGTATTCCATTTTGCTGCTCATCAACTGTTACATTTACTTTTCTAATAATTGCACGTGGTTCATATGTTTGTACAGCCAGTTTAATTGCTAGCTCTATTTCAGGCTCTGTGTCTTCATTAATTGGCTCAAATAATAATGTGCCTAGACCTCCGCCAAAACCAGAGTTAAATGGTTTCTCGTGAAATCCTGTCATTAGAAGATTTTTAATAGACTGCTTAACCGCAGCTGCGTCAGTCTTCTTATATACATCACCCGTAGGATTTGCACTAAATGTAAGATCGATATCAGAATAATTTCTTTCACGGGAAGCGTTTAAACTTCCAGTAGATAAATTACCGTCTTCAAGTGCAAAAGCTCTAAGTGCCATAGTCGATCCAATATTTTAATCTATTTATATGTTATCACGCAAGAATTTCCAGAAGTTCGCCGTTTGTTTGCACATTACCGTTGAACGTCGTTGATAATTCTTTTTTATATGTTGTTTTAAAATTTTGTGGTATTTGTGGCATAGTTAGAATCACATGACATTCTAAATGCCCATCAGGAGAAAACCTATCATAATCTAATATTAGTTTATCATAAAGTATTGTATCTTTCCAATACACTGCTAAGTCAAACATCATTGCATGATCAGGCGTACCGGTTTCATCAATCAGCTGATATACAACAGCCCGACCTTTTGTTGCTAAGTCGTTTAAACCGTTCTCTGTAAGCTGTTCATTAGCCCCTTTTGTATATAGTCCCTCGATTACGATAAGCCGATGGTTTACAAATTTACCTAGAGAAGTATTAATACGGTTCATAGCAACGGCTTGAGGATATAAGTTGCGAGCTATTTGTAATCTTTCTGATTGAGATTGAATATGATTTAAGTTTGTTTTTTCACCAGTTCCGCCTAAAAACTTTCCAATCGTTATACCTTTTGCAAGTTTAGTACCTGCAGTTATGACTCTTGCATTGTTCGGATTAAATAAAGAATCCGGTATAATTTGTTTTTGGCCAGGGTTAGGAGTAAAATAATCGTTTCTCATAGTTAGCTACCATCAAACGGAATAGAATTTTCTCCAACAGTAGGACTACTACTTGCGGATCGTCCTATCTTACTTGGATTTGGCGATGAATACTTTTCACTTAATTTACCTTCAGCAATCTGCGTAGCAGTGAAGTCAGTATTATTTAAAGTTCGATTCTCTCTCATTTTTGATCTTACTTCTTCGGCAGTCAATTTTCTTTTAGTAACTCCACCGGTCGCAGTCTCTCGGTTTAATCCTTCTAGCATGGCATCATTCGGATCGATCTTGACTTTCTGAATACCAAAATTACCTTTTGTATATGTACTTGCCACACTTGCGGTAGGCAAAGCCGTAGCTTTTAAGTCATCTGCAAGCGGTTCGGTATTAATATCTTGAATATTAGTCGTATATCCTAAGCTTGCACCCGGGTGTGGAATAAATCCACCAGAAGAAGCGCTGTGTAAGCCTGCTTCGTTTGAGCTTAACGCTGTTGCTGCAGTGCCATTTAAATCTCCATGAAATGTTGGAGCAGTCATACTATTTGTCGCTGTTATATCACCCGTTACATCAATCCGTAATGCTCTTATTGTATCAACGTTAATTGTACCAGCTCCGCCTTCACCATCGCCAACCCAAAGGGTATGGCCTGCATGAAGATTATGAGCATACATAACCATCTCTTCTCCGCCGATCGTTCCTTTATGTCCAAAGACCGATATATCATTAGCTACAATATTTGTATTATCTGATGTAAGTTGTTGTCCTACTTCTGCAGTAATACGCTGAGTTCCTGATGCAAAAATTCCTTGGTTGCCTTCGCATGCAATCTCCATATCGCCTTTAACAGCTTGTGTACTTCCACCAAGAACCATTTCGGCTTTTGATTTAGTAATAGTAGTAGAGTATTCACCTTTGACAGTTTCACCAAAGTTCTTTTCAACTGTAACTCTCTTTGCACCATCAACCTGTTGTATCTTATCACCGTTAATTAATTGATTAAAATTACCACACGTTAGATTATAATCTCCTGCTACATCAACGTTGAGATCACCTTGATATGTCATATGTGCATTACCTTCAACGACTACGTGTTGATCTGCTCCAGTCATGATATGTGTATCACCACCCGAACTAATCTTTACTGTACCGTCTGGCGAAATCTCAATACCTGCACCGGTCTGATGGCGAATTAATATTCTTTCATTACCCATCGTGTCATCTAATTCTAAGATGTGACCACCAGCAGTTTCAAATACTTGGTTGTATGGATATAGTGGAAGCTTTTTTTGCGTTGGCGTAGCATTTTGTGGCAACGTCGGTATACCACCGTTTGTGAGAATATCATTACGCTTTTGGTTTCTAGCGGCTCTGTTCACAGTTGATTTATATGCGTATTCAACTTTTGGAAATGTTCCACTAGGATCCTGAAATCCTACTGGAAATACACCTTGGGTGTAGATTTGTTTGCCGAATATTAAAGCGCGGTCTGGTAATTCATCATTATCTGTTGTCATGCTGTTGGTTCCGTATAAGCTTGTAGTTGTGCTACAGTTAAAGGTGAAGCTGTTGGTTCTGTAACATTGCTCTTATTAAAATTAGTAAGTACATAATCAGTCACACTAAATCCTGGATCTATCTTATTGAGTGGATCAGTATCCATATGCCCGAATGCTTGCCCGCCTGGGAATACATCATAAAAGGTTTTCATAAACATTTTAAAACTAGTGTGTTGTGCAGCAGTAAATGATTCTGGACCTGTCGAGGCGCCTCCGCCTGTAACTCCTGTACTTGGCGTAGTGTAACCACCGACAAATGACACTCCAATACTATTTTCGTTATGGCCATTTGTTTTGGCGTGTGCTCCTACATAGTTTATTGGTCGACCACGTTCAATAGAACCGTCACGTCTAATCACATAGTGATAACCAATACCTGACCATCCTTGTGCCTGATGCCACTGATGTATCTCTTCAACACCAATATCTTGATCTGTATAAGTTCCTGTCCAGTGCACGACTGTCTCAGTTATATCTCTTGTCGCTGAAGCAAAGTCGGCTTCTAATTCTTCTGCTCCACCTACTGTTGTAAATTTATATGGAACATTTCCAGCTCCACCACCAGATCCTCCATATCTATTCGACGGAGTAAATTGTCCTTCCCATCCAACAGCGTTAGAACCTATCTGAAAATTAGGAAGTGTTACAGATGCAGAATACGTCACCCGTGTAGTAAACCGAGTATCAACTCCATAGAGTTGACTTTCAATTGCACCGATTGGTTGATTTGAATTTGCAGCTACTACTGCAATCGCTTGCGCATATTGTCCATTTGCTAAAAGAGTTATAATCCCACTTCTTGCTGCTGCTGATAAATTGCCGCCAGTTAATGCATCTATTGTTAATCCAATAGGAGTATCGATAATATCAACTACGGCCTGCATAATAGGAGATATTGCAGTACCTAATGTTAAATCTACCTTTTTATTAAACTCTGTAATAATAGGTCCAAGAACCTGAGATATTGAACGAGTAAATGCCTGAGTCATAAACGATTGCAAACTAGTATCTTGTGCCACACGTACCGCATTTACAATTTGAGCTGAAGGTTTATTTGTTGCTGTACCTAATAAACCTTGCATACCATTTGCTGAGCTTGCTCCATAATAACTTAAAAGAAACCCTTTTGCGACCGTATTTTCTCCAGTTAAAACTCCAAGAGTACCTAAAACAGTCAGCACATCAGTAAAATTAGCGTTCCCCGAAGCAACTCCATCAAATGCACCATCAATTTCTTCTACTAAATCTGCTGCAAACCCGGCAACAGTCTCAGTAAGTTTTGCCATTCCAATTCCAAAAAGTGCATTTCCACCCTGGCCTGGATAATCAACCAATGCGTTGAGACCTAAAAATCCATTTAATATTTGGCCTGCAGACTGACCAAGAGGTGATGAGTTATATGCATCATACTCACCTGCAATAGCAGGTCTGTTACGTACAAACTCGTCTGACGACAACCTTTGATTTAATGTAGAAAGATAGCTATTTGTTTTTGTAAATGTTACCATTAAATTGCAGTTCCTTCAGCCAGTTGCAGTACTCGATACCCTTCTCGTATTCGCTTATCGGTATGCTCTCCTGAACTTCTTTCATATTGTTGATCAAATATAGTAGCAGCTTGATCTATGGTTTTAGCAGATTTTAGATTCGTATTTGCTTTTACATTTAACGCTCCATTATAATTATCAGCGTTATTTAACTCATGTACAACAAACCCCAATTGATCTTCAAATGTTGCAGTATTCCATCCCTTACCAGACCACTGTTCAAAAATAGTTCTGCGACCTGGACCCCATTGTGCAAGGCCACG